CAGTTCAAGGCGGCCGAGGACGGAAACGCCACCATGCTGGTGTGGCTCGGCAAGCAGTACCTGGGCCAGGTCGATAAGCAGGAGATCGCCCAGACCGTCGATGTGACGGTGACAGACGCGAGGTCGAAGCTTGAACATCTCGTCTCTCGTCAGCTTGCCGCCCGCGGTGCTGCAGGAAGCGCTGGCAAGCCTCACTGAGGACCAGTGCGAGGCGCTGCTGCATGACTGGCGGTTCCTCGCCCGTGAAGCCCAGATCGCTCCGCCCGACGAATTGCCGGATGGCACGTTGTGGCAGACATGGCTGATCCTCGCCGGCCGCGGCTTCGGCAAGACCCGCACCGGGGCCGAATGGGTCCGTGAACAGGTCAAGGCTGGGGCCAAGCGGGTCGGGCTCATTGCTCCCACCGCGTCGGATGCTCGTGACGTCATGGTGGAAGGCGAGAGCGGGCTGCTCTCGGTCTGCTGGGCCGGGGACAAGACGATCAACGGCGAAAGCCTTGGGCGGCCATCCTACGAGCCGTCAAAGCGACGTCTGACGTGGGCAAACGGGGCGATTGCCACACTGTTCTCGGCCGAGGAGCCGGAACGACTGCGCGGCCCCCAGCACGAGGTGTTGTGGTGCGACGAGCTCGCATCGTGGAAGTACCTGCGCGACACCTGGGATATGGCCATGTTCGGCCTTCGCCTCGGCGAGCGGCCGCGAACTTGCATCACGACCACGCCGAAGCCGCTACCGCTGGTCAAGGAGATCGTCAAGGATCCCCGAACGGTGGTGACGCGCGGCTCGACCTTTGACAACGCCACCAACCTGGCGCCGACCTTCCTGAAGGCGGTGCAGGACAAATACGCCGGCACTCGATTGGGTCGGCAGGAACTGAATGCCGAAATCCTCGACGATCTGCCAGGGGCTCTGTGGAGCCGAACCGAGATCGATGAGCATCGGGTCAGGACCGCCCCTGAACTCCAGCGTGTGGTCATTGCTGTCGATCCCAGCGGCACTAAGGGCGACAGCGACGACGGCGACGAAATCGGTATCGTGGCTGCAGGGCTTGGCGTCGATGGACGAGCCTATGTCCTCGCCGATCGCACCTGCAAGTTGTCTCCGGACGGATGGGGCCGGCGGGCGGTCAACGCCTATTACGAATTCACGGGCGACCGGATCGTCGCGGAGCGCAATTTCGGCGGCGCCATGGTCGAACACGTCATCAAGACGATCGACAAGGACGTCGCCTACAAAGAGGTCACGGCTTCTCGGGGCAAGGTGGCCAGGGCTGAGCCAGTGGCCGCGCTCTACGAGCAGGGCAGGGTGAGCCATGTCGGCTCAATGCCCGAACTCGAGGACCAGATGTGCCAGATCGCACCAGAGGGCTACGTCGGTGACGGCAGCCCCGACAGGGCGGATGCTCTGGTCTGGGCGCTGACTGAATTGATGCTTGGCGATCATTATGAATACGGCATGCTGGGAGTAACAGGCTGATGTGGCTGGCAGACACTTTAAAGTCGCTGGTCTCCGGCCTCGGCACGTCCAAGGACAAGAACGTCAGCCTGTCCTATGTGTTCACACCCATCGATGATGAGCAGTTGAATGCGATGCATCGGTCGGACTGGCTGGCTCGCAAGATCGTCGACATCATCCCGAACGACATGACCCGGGAATGGCGCGAGTGGCAGGCGACCAATGACCAGATCGAGGCCATCGAGGCGCTGGAGAAGAAGCCGGAGATCAACCTCCAGCCCAAGCTGACCATGGCCCTACAGAAGGCTCGCCTGCTCGGCGGGTCGGCCATCTACATGGGCATGAAGGACGGCACGCCTGACAAGGAACTGACCATCGACAGCGTGGGCAAGGACTCGCTGCTCTATCTGCACGTGCTCGACCGCCACAGCGTCACCGCTGGCCCGATCATCAAGGACGTGCGGTCGCCATGGTACGGCGAGCCGGAATACTACCAGGTCAACGGCGGCACAGGTGCAATGGTCCGGGTGCACCCCAGCCGGGTGGTGCGCTTTATCGGCGCCCCGGTGCTCGATGATCGCTATTCTGCCGGCTATGAGGCTTGGGGCGATTCCATCCTGCAGGTGGTGGGTGACGCGATCCTCAATGCAGGATCCGCCCAGGCGCATATCGCGGCGCTGATCCCAGAGGCCAAGGCCGATGTGATCTATATCCCAAACCTGTCCAAGCACCTGGCTACTGCCGGCGGCACGACTGCCATCACCTCGCGGTTCACCTATGCGAACCAGATGAAGTCGCTGTTCAACATGCTGCTGCTGGAAGGCAATGGCGGGACGGGTGACAACGCCCTCGGCGAGAAGTGGGAACAGAAGCAGATCAATTTCGCGCAGCTCCCCGAATTGATGCAGAAGTACCTGGAGATCGCATCCGGTGCGGCCGATATCCCGGTGTCGCGCCTGCTGATGCAGGCCCCGAGCGGGCTGGGCTCCAATGGCGATACCGCGCTCAAGAACTACTATGACAACATCACTGCCCGGCAGCGCACGGAACTGACGCCGCGCTTGCAGCGCCTCGACGAGGTGATCATCCGGTCTGCTTTGGGCAAGCGTGATCCGTCGATCTACAGCCGGTGGGCACCGCTCTATACCCTATCCGAAAAGGAAAAGGCCGAGACCTTCAAGATGAAGGCCGATGCTGCCCGCGTGATCGCCGGTACGGGCGGCGCATCGCCGCCGCTGATGCCCATTGATGCCCTGTCCGATGCCCTGGTCAATGAGCTAGTCGAGGATGGCTCGCTGAGCGGACTCGAGGCGGCAATCGAGGAATACGGCAAGCTCTCCGAGCAGGAGGAGGAGCCGGAAGACGTTGATGCGGCTCTGGGTACCCCGGCCAATGAAAACGCCGCCAGTGAGCAGCGCAAGCGATTGGCGGCCAGTGATGCTGCCCCTCGGTCGCTCTATGTGCAGCGCAAGGTCAAGAACGCAGCCGAGATCATCCGGTGGGCGAAGTCACAGGGGTTCGAAACCACGCTGCCGGCCGACGATTTGCACGTCACCATCGTCTACAGCCGGGCTCCGGTCGATTGGATGAAGGTCGGCGAGTCCTGGTCGCCGGAATTGAAGGTGGGTGCAGGTGGCCCTCGCCTGATGGAACAGTTCGGCGAGGCGACGGTGTTGCTGTTCAGCGCCAACGAACTCCGCTGGCGGCATGAGGCAGCCAAGGAGGCCGGGGCCTCATGGGATCACGAAGAATACCAGCCTCACATCACCATCAGCTACGGCTTCAAGGGCGACCTGAGCAAGGTTCAGCCCTACCAGGGCGAGATCGTGCTGGGTCCGGAACTGTTCGCCGAGGTCAAAGAGGACTGGGCCGAAGGGCTTACCGAGGAATAGCGAACATCGGGCCGTCGGCGGCAGCGCTCGGCGTGAACCGGAGCCATCATGGCATGCGAGGGCCCGATACCCTCATCACCGAGGACTGACCCATGCAATTCACTGATCGGATGACCATGGACGGCGCGATGCGCCGGACAGCGGATGGCTATGCCGTGGTATCGGCGCGCGTGGCCCGTGGCGGCAATGTTCAGACCTACCTGGGGTCAGAGCTTGGCATCACCGACAAGGCTCTGGTGCGCATCTACCGGCCCGAGAGCGAGGTGTTCAAGAAGGACGCCATCGCCTCCTATGCCGGCGTGCCGATCACCATCGGCCACCCGGCCGGCAAGGTCACCGCGGATTCGTGGAAAGACCTGGCTGTCGGCGAGGTCGGTGACGATGTGCTGCGCGACGGCGAGTTCGTCCGCGTGCCGATGATGCTGCGCGATGCCAAGGGCATCCAGACAGTCGAGGGCGGCACCGTGGAGCTATCCATGGGCTACGACGCCCAGGTGACGCTCGGCGACGGCATCAGCCCGAGCGGCGAGGCGTTCGACGCCACCATGTCCGGCTTCAAAATGAACCACGTCGCGATCGTCGATAAGGCGCGCGGCGGGGAACAGCTTCGCATTGGCGACAGTGCGGAATCCTGGGGCATTCGCCCCGTCAACCTTGCAGACGAAAGGACAGTCCTGATGACTGATACTCTGCGCACGGTGGTTGTGGGCGACGAGGCGGTGAATACCACTGCCGAAGGCGAGCGCGCCATCATCAAGCTCAAGGCCACGGTCGCATCCAAGGATGCCGCCATTGCCGATGCCGAGACCACGCACAAGGCTGCCATCGCCGCCAAGGACGAGGAAATCGGCACCCTCAAGGCCGACCTCAAGAAGGCCCAGGACGCAGCCCTCAAGCCTGCCGACCTCGATAAGCTGGTTGCCGATCGCGCCACGCTCATCGGCACGGTCAAGGCCATTGATGCCAAGATCGTGGTGGACGGCAAGTCCGACGCCGATCTGCGCAAGGCCGCTGTTGCTGCCAAGCTCGGCGACGACATGGTCAAGGATGCCTCCGAGGCAGAGATCGCCGGCATGTTCAAGGCTGTGGCCAATGACGTGAAGGCAGCCGACCCCTTCCGCGAAGTCGTCAAGGATGGGCTCCAGCCCACCGCCGACGAACTCAAGCCCGTCAACGATGCCCGCGCCGAGATGCTGAAGGACCTCGTGTCCGGTGGCCTCAAGGCCACGGCGTAACCAGGAGCGTTCAGCATGTCCGCTTATCAGACTGACTACGGCCTCGCTCCTGCGAAGGGCCTTCCGGGCCAGATCGCCAACGAGGAA